CCTATGGAAATACGACAATTAATGCAGGCACTCCATTTGCATCACTAATATCACTAAATGCAACATCTATAGGTTCTGCGGCATCTATTGGTGATGGAGTTTATTTTATTAGAGGTTATTTTGTCAATGTATCAAAACAAACCATAATTTTAGATAATTACACTAATACACCTTCATATAGAGTTGGATTAAAAATTGATGAATTGATTATTAGTGCGAAAGATGATAGTTCATTATACGATCCCTCAAAAGGGTTTACAAATTATGCTGCACCTGGATCTGATAGATTTAAGATTGATTTAACTCTAACTAAAAAATTATTATCAGACACTAATGATACTGATTTTATAGAATTATTAAGAGTTGAAAATGGCAAAACTAAAATAATTGAAACTAAAACTCAATATAATTTAATTAAAGATTATATTGCAGCAAGAACTTATGATGAATCCGGAGATTATACTGTTGAACCATTTAATGTATCGGTAAATAATTCATTAAATGATAGATTAGGAAATAATGGATTATTTTTTGACACTGAAACAACTGAGCAGGGTGCTACTCCATCAGACAATTTAATGTGCTTAAAGATATCTCCAGGAAAAGCTTATGTACGGGGGTATGATGTAGATAAAATTTCTACAACTATTATTGATGTTCCAAAACCAAGAGATACTGAGTCCATTCAAAATGTAAATATTCCCTTTGAAATGGGGAATATTATAAGAGTTAATAATGTATCTGGAACACCAAAACCAAAATACACTATAGATTTGTATAATCAACTTAATTCCACTGGAACTATAATTGGTAATGCAAGAGTATATAATTTTAATTTGACCGATGCTTCATATAGTGATGCAGCAACTAATTGGGATTTATATCTTTACGATATTCAAACTTATACATCTATTGTTTTAAATTCTACAATAACAAGTGCAGAATTGCCTGCAACTTCCTTTGTAAAGGGAAAAAGTAGTGGAGCTAGTGGTTATGCCGTGTCAGCTGGAGGTTCGTCTGATACTATTAGTCTAAGACAAACATCGGGAACATTTTCAGTTGGTGAGCAACTACTCATCAATGGATTAGATTTTCCAAGAACTATTAAATCAGTAACTTCATACTCTACGGAAGATATTAAATCGGTAAAACAAGAAACATCTATATCGGGACTTCCAATAGATTTTACTGCAGATTGTTTGCTTGAAAGATTTAGTTTTCCAAATGGAGTGTCTCAGATAACAATTAGTGGAGGAAATACTGCAGTAAGTCCTGGAAAATTCTTCACTGGTATAAAAGTTGGTTCAATTATTAGATACCAAACAACATCTGGTGATGAAACATTTAATAGAGTGACGAATGTTTCTTCTGATGGATTATCATTAACAATTGCCGGTATCACCACAGTTTCTGGAGTATTTAACGGTGCTGTTACAAATGGAACTTATAGTAATATTTTTATTGGAGCGCCAATTATAAGAAATGAGAACGCTGGATTTTTATATACTCAACTTCCCGATTCAAATATTTCTTCTGTAAATCTTTCCGACTCTCTATTAACTATCTCTGATCAAATAACTGGAGAATCTACAGACGGTAATGGAGTATTAACATTTAATTCATCCCAAGTTTCCGGAATTTCTAGTGCATTTTTTGCTTCATTTGACGAAGAAAGATATTCTATACATTATAGTAATGGTGGAATTGGTACAGTAACTTCAGATCAATTTTCTCTTAATGGCAACACTGTAACTATTGGTGGATTATCTTCAAGCGAGACAAATGTTACAGTTAATGTGACGTTAATTAAAAATGGAATTCGCAGTAAAATAAAAGCATACAATAGAAGTCAAACTTTAACTGTATCTAAATCAAAATATATTCAATCTGGAACTAGTGATAATAGTTCTATTAATGATGGTCTTACTTACAATCAATATTATGGGTTAAGAGTCCAAGACGAAGAAATATCACTAAATTATCCTGATGTAGTAAAAGTATTAGCAATATATGAATCTTTTGATTCTTCTGCACCCACTCTAGATCAAATACAATTTAGTGCTAGTGCAAATGTATCGACAAATGCTATTATTGGAGAAAATATTTTTGGAAGTACTAGTAAAGCAATTGCAAGAATTGTTTCAAAGCCATCTACAAATGTCTTGGGTGTAGTATATCTAAATTCTGAAAAATTCTCTGAAACAGAAACTGTTACATTCAATGAATCAAATATAATTACCGAAATTCAATCTATTACATTGGGTAAATATAAAGATATTACAAATTCATATAGTCTTGATAAATCTCAAAAAGATCAATATTATGATTACTCTAGAATTGTTAGAAATAAAACTACTGCGGAACCTTCTAAACAACTTTTAGTAGTATTTGATTACTATTCAATACCATCTAATGATGCAGGTGATGTATTGACGGTATTGAGTTATAATAACGATAGATTTACTCACGATATTCCTTTTATTGGTCCAAGATCGATAAAAGCATCCGATACTTTAGATTTTAGACCAAGAGTTCCAGTATTTACATCAACTACTTCATCACCATTTGATTTTTCTTCCAGAGATTTTACTACTAATTCCGAACCAACTCGTATTTTATCACCAAATGAAAGCTCATTAATTGGATATGAATATTATCTAGCAAGAATTGATAAATTATATCTTGACAAACTTGGAAATTTTGTTTTAGAAAAAGGAGTGTCTTCAAAATATCCTAAGGCACCTAATAAAAATGATGCGGTAATGGAAATAGCAACCATTAAACTACCTCCATATCTCTATAATCCAGCAAATGCCACTGTTACATTAATGGATAATAGAAGATATACAATGAGAGATATTGGTCTAATTGAAGATAGGGTTGAAAATTTAGAAAGAGTCACTTCTTTATCATTACTTGAAGTAAATACTCAAACTTTACAAATACAAGATGCAGATGGAAATAATAGATTTAAGAGTGGATTTTTTGTAGATGATTTTAAAAATTATAGATTTATTAATAGAGGACTATCTTCTATCAGAATTAATACTGCCGCAAATGAACTAACTCCTGTCGTAAGTAGAAATTCTCTTAAGTCTCAAATTGCTCCAGCAACCTCAGTTACTGATGAAAATTTAGACATATCAGAAAATTTTGAACTACTAGATCCAAATGTTCAAAAAACAGGAAAAGCAGTAACTTTAAAGTATGAATCTATTGGATGGATTGAGCAAGCATTCGCAACTACAGTTGAAAATGTAAATCCATTTAATGTTATTGTTTATAGTGGTGATATTAAATTAAGTCCCGAAATTGATAATTGGGTAAGAACAGTTCAACTTCCAGATAGAAATATTAGTATAACCTTAAATTCTAGTAGAACAGTTACTCAAAATTTGACGAGTAATGTTTCTATTACATTACCTCCAGTTAACACTCAAACAAAGGAAACGGTTAATTTACCAACAAAAGTAGGAGGTGGCAATAGAACTGTAACAAACTCTACTAATACCGTAACATCATCAACTGCAACTAATACTGCCAGTAGGGTTTCTCAATCAAGTAATTTTGATACGGTAAGTAATACAGATACTACAATAAGAAATGTATTAGTATCTTCATCAAGCGAATCTTTTATGAGATCCAGAAATACCCAGTTTTCTGCATCTAATCTCAAACCATCTACAAGATTTTATCAATTTCTTGATGGGAATAGCGGAGTAGATTTTATTCCAAAATTAGTTGAAATAGCAAATGATAGTACTCTAAGTAATTATGGGGCTTCCAATGCATTTGTAGTTGGTGAAACTGTTATTGGTACAATTGGTGGTAGTAATTTAATTACATTTAGAGTTGCGACACCAAATCATAAGTATGGTCCATATAATTCACCATCTACGACATATACGATTAATCCATATATTAGAGAAGAATCTATAGGATCTGCATATAGTCAATCATCAAAAATTCTTAACATTGATGTCGTATCATTGTCAGAAGAAGCTCAAGGCAAGTATTCGGGATATTTGCTTAAAGGTATGCAATTAGTTGGACAAACTAGTGGTGCAGTGGCATACGTAAAAGACCTAAGATTAATTTCTGATAATTTTGGCGATTTGATTGGAGCATTTTATTTAAGAGATCCAAATACAATTCCAACCCCAACTGTCAGAATTGCTACAGGAACCAAGACATTTAAATTAACTTCAAGTTCTACAAATGATTCAGGATTACCAGGAAGTACAGATAATTCATCAGCTGAAGTAAATTATAATTCTGATGGAACTCTGGAACAATGGGAAAATGTTGTTACTGCAACGACAAAAAATCTAACGACAAATACAATAACTAATCTGACCACAAACACAACAACTTCACAAACAACAATAAACACTCACACCAAAACAACAGTTCAGAGATTTGTCGATCCTCTTGCACAAACTTTTGTTGTTGGAGGAAATGTGGAGGCACCTTCACCAACATCTTCGAATGATGATGTAAATGGAGCATTTTTAACTGCTGTTGATTTGTTCTTTGCTAAAAAAGATAGTGGAAATGCGCCAGTAAAAGTTGAAATAAGAACAGTTGAATTGGGAACGCCAACAAGAATTGTTATTGGAAATTCCGTCACATTAAGACCAAATCAAGTTAATATTTCTAATGACGCCTCTATTGCAACAAAAGTTACTTTTGATGAACCAATTTATTTACCACCTGGTAGGGAATATGCTGTCGTAATTATATCAGAAAATAGTGATCAATATGAGATGTGGACTGCTATTATGGGTGAAAAGACCGTAAATACTAAGGAGTTGCCTGATGTAGATGCTGTGACATATTCTAAGCAATTCTCCATGGGAAGTTTGTTTAAATCTCAAAACGGATCTATTTGGACAGCAAATCAGTATCAAGATCTTAAATTTAAACTTTATAAAGCACAATTTGTATCTCCAACTGGAACTGCATTTTTCTATAATCCTACCTTAGATGAAAGTAATGGTTATGTTCAAAGATTAAGAGATAATCCTTTAACAACATTACCCAAGACCTCTATTCTTGGGGTTACGACAATCACTAATTCATCATTAATTAGTGCTCTGAGTGTTGGTAGAAAAATTGTTGATGGTGCTAAAGATTATGTGTATGGATATGTTGTTGGATCTGGAAGTTCTGTAGCATCGGTTGGATTAACTACTGGAGGTACTAATTATGTCAGCGACTCCAATGTAGAGACTTACAGTATTACTGGAAATGGTTCTGGTCTTAAATTAAATATTACAGCATCTAATGGAGTAATCACAGGAACACCACTAATTGTAAATTCTGGAAACGGATATGCAGTTGGAGATGTTGTTGGTATTGTAACCTCTAGTGTTTCTTCTCAAACTGGACGAGATGCTAAAATTACTATTTCAACAATCACCGGACTGGATACACTGTACTTAGAAAATATACAAGGTGGAAATGTTCAAGGGATACCTTTTACTGTTGGTGCAGGATTAAGTTATTATAACAATTCCGGACAAATAGTATCTCTTGCAAATACATCAATTACAAGATGTTCAAGTCCAACAAATCAAAATTCGGGCAATTATCTAAGAGTTCAACATTTTGATCATGGAATGTATGGAAATACCAATAAAATTAGCATTGACAATGCTGAGTCTAGCGTAGCACCAGTTACAATTACAACAAAATTAACATCTTCATCTGGATCAATTTCTGTTGCAATTGGTGATACATCAAACTTTGGAACTTTTGAAGGAGTTTCCGTAAATGCTACTAATCCAGGATATGTTAAAATTGGTAATGAAATTATTAGGTATGAATCAATAGGCAGTGGTTCATTAGGGACTATTAGTAGAGGAATTGATTCTACTATTCCAATTGACCATGATATAAGTAGCTTAATGTACAAATATGAGTTAAATGGAATTTCTCTGAGAAGAATCAACAAAACTCATGATATTAGTGATTTAAATATTGAATTGGATGGATATTATATTGAAATTGATAGAAGCACAAATGGTGTGAATAGAAGTGTTGATGGAACTCCTTCAGGTATGCCTCAATTGCAATTTACTTCAGAAGCAAACTTAGGAGGTTCTAAAGTTACTGCAAGTGAAAATATTCTATACAGTTCAATAGTTCCCACATATGATATTATTACTCCAGGTTCTTCAACTTCTGCTTCTGCCGTAATTAGATCTGTTACTGGAACAAGTGTTAGTGGTAATGAAACTTCATTCCTAGATAATGGATTTGAACCAATTCAATTAAATACTCTAAACAGATTAAAATCGGTAAGAGTAGTTTGTTCTAAAGAAAATGAAACTGAGTATCTTGGAAATTTACCCAGAAATAAATCATTTACTACTGGAATAACTTTAAATACATCAGATTCTAATTTATCTCCTATTATCTTTTTAGATACTACATTTACGGAGTTTATTTCAAATCGTTTAAATAGTCCAATTTCCGATTATGCATTAGATGGAAGATCTAATACAATACTAGATGATCCACATGCTGCCGTTTATGTTTCAAGGACTGTAAATTTAGTTCAACCGGCAACTTCATTGAAAGTTATTCTATCAGCATATCGCCATGAGTCTGCAGATTTTAGAGTTCTATATAGTTTAATTAGACCAGATTCTTCTGAAATTGATCAATCGTTTGAATTATTCCCTGGATATGATAATCTAACTTATACAACCTCTGCCGGATATTCCATATTAGATTCTTCTAAAAATAGTGGAAGACCTGACAATTTTGTAAGTTCTAGTTTAGATGATGAATTTAAAGAATATGAATTTACAGCAGATAATCTTGGTTTATTTAACGGATATACAATCAAAATCGTAATGTCTGGAACTAGTCAGGCATATCCACCAAGAATTAAAGAACTTAGAACAATTGCCGTAAGATGATTAGAGTAGAAGGGCATCAAAATCTTTATAGAGATGAAAATAGTGGAGCTATAGTTAATTGCGATTCTATTTCATATAATCAGTATCTTAATACACTCTACAATAGAGATTTTCAAAAAAAAGAATTAGATAAAATGAAACAAGATATTGATGAAATTAAATCTTTACTGAGGGATCTATTAAATGGATCCAAATGATATTGAATTAAAAACCATTGATAAATTATTTGAATATGAAAAACATTCTAGATTTATAGATGAATTGAGTATTGAAGAATTAAAAAATTTTTCAAAACTTTACTGTAAATTATATTTACGACAGCAAGAAGTTTTAGCAACTATGGGTAAGATATAAATAAGTTGTAGAGCTAAAAAGATAGATGGCAGCAGTATACGTAAATAATTTAGTCATCAATTCTGGTTCTGATTTTAGCCAGTCATTTACTTTGGAGGGATCTGACAATAATTCTCCATTAAATTTGACTGATTATGAAATTGACGCCCAGATGAGGAAGTGGGCTGGAAGTTCTACATCTATAACTTTTACAACTTCAATTGAATTTCCATCTACTAGTGGAAGGATACTAATATCCCTATCTTCAGCAGATACTGTAAATATAAAACCAGGAAGATATGTTTATGATATAGTAATTACAGATTCTTTTGGAGTCAAAAGTAGAGTTATTGAGGGAATGGTTCTCGTAAGAGAAGGAGTAACTAGGTAATGTCCGATATAAGAGTAAAAGTTGGACAACAAAACACAATTAAATCTCGGGTAGGACAACAAAATACAGTTAATGTTGTATCTAGTGTTTCTGGTTCTGCTGGTGGATATGCTACTCTTGCCGAAAATGTAATTGGCGGAATAGCATCAGTAACATTTCTTAGCGTAAGTGGAGTATCAACATTTGTAGGCGTCAGTACATTTAAAAATGACGTTTATATTGATGGCGACCTTTATATTAGAGATGATTTAGTATTTGATGAATTTAATGCCAGAAATATCAATGTTACTGGCATTGGTACTATTGTTACTCTTAATAGCACCAGCAGTACCTTAACAAATATCAATTCCACTGGGATTAGTACTCTTGGTATTGTCAATGCATCGCAATTTTATGTTTCTGGTCTTTCTACATTTGTAGGTGTCAGTACATTTAAAAATGATGTTTATATTGATGGTGACCTCTATATTAGGGATGATTTAGTATTTGATGAATTTACTGCTCGAAATGCAAATGTTACTGGAATCCTTACGGTAGGGCAATCAATTTATTATCCGCTAGGACAACCTTATGGTGTGGCATATTTTGATTTAAATGATAGATTAGTTTCTACCGGAACAACTGCATTGGCAATATCAGAAACTAACTATATACTTACAACCGACAATTCAGGAATACCAACCTGGTCTAGTGTTATAGATGGAGGAACCTATTAGTGGCCAAACCAACAAGTAGACAAGGACTCATAGATTACTGTCTAAGGCGCTTAGGTGCTCCTGTATTAGAGATTAACCTTGCCGATGACCAAATAGATGATTTAGTCGATGATGCCTTGCAGTACTTCCAGGAGAGGCACTTTGATGGTGTAGAGAGAATGTATTTAAAATATCAATTGACCCAGGCAGATATTGATAGGGGTTCTGCCGTAACGGGTGGTGTTGGAGTAGTTACAACTACGGGAACATCAACAAATGTAAGTGGATTAGGAACTATAACTTCCAATTTTTATGAAACATCAAATTTTATTCAAGTACCAGATTCTGTAATTGGAATAGAAAAAGTATTTAAATTTGACACCAGTTCTATTTCTGGTGGAATGTTCAGCATCAAATATCAGTTATTTTTGAATGATTTGTATTATTTTAACTCCGTAGACTTATTGCAGTATTCTATGGTTAAAACTTATCTCGAAGATATTGATTTTCTATTAACCACAGATAAACAAATTAGATTTAATAAAAGACAAAATAGAATGTATTTGGATATTGATTGGGGAGCACAACAAGTAGGTAATTTTTTGGTAATTGATTGCTATAGAATTTTAGACCCAAATACCTTTACTAATGTTTATAATGATAGTTTCTTGAAAAAGTACTTAACTGCTACTATGAAAAGGCAGTGGGGTCAGAATTTAATTAAATTTAGAGGAGTTAAGTTGCCAGGAGGAATTGAATTGAATGGTAGAGAATTATATGAAGATGCTGAAAGAGAACTAGCGGACATTAAACAAAGAATGGCACTTGATTATGAATTACCACCTTACGACTTTATTGGATAGTAATGGCATTAAATCCTTTCTTTCTTCAAGGTTCACCAAATGAACAAAGACTTATCCAAGAGTTAATCAACGAACAGTTGAGAATTTATGGTGTAGAAGTGATTTATATTCCTAGAAAATTTGTTAGAAGAGAGACAATACTTAGAGAAATTTCTTCTTCAAAATTTGATGACAATTTTGCATTAGAAGCGTATGTTAATAATTATGAAGGTTATAGTGGTCAGGGAGATATCCTTACAAAGTTTGGAATGAGTCTAAAGGATGACTTAAGTTTAATTATTTCTAAGGAAAGGTATGAGGATTTTATTTCTCCCTTTTTAGATTCAGAATCCGGAGAAGAAATTGTTTTAGCATCACGACCTAGAGAAGGAGATTTAGTATATTTTCCTTTGGGGCAAAGGTTATTTGAAGTTAAATTTGTAGAGCACGAACAACCATTTTATCAACTGGGCAAATTATATGTTTATGAACTAAAATGTGAATTATTTGAATATGAGGATGAGGTCATTGATACAACTATTCCAGAAATTGATACTCAAATTCAAGAAGAAGGATATATAACAACACTAAGTTTAATAGGCATTGGAAGAACTGCTACGGCAACGACAACAATTGGAACTGGTTATATTAGACAAATAACCCTGAATAATGATGGATATGGATATACTTCCCCACCAGTCGTAAGTATATCTTCCGCTCCTTTTGGTGGAACAAATGCAATTGCCGAAGCAATTACAGAAATAAACTCCGGAGTTTATACAATAAAAGGAATAGCATTAAGAAATGCTGGTATTGGATACACCATTGCTCCAATTATTTCAATAACTGGAAATGGTGCCGGTGCTGCTGCTACTTGCTCAATTGAAACTTCTCAATCTGGCATAATTTCTATAAATCTTATTGATAATGGAGTTGGATATTCAACGGCACCTTATGTAACTATTGTGGGGAATGTTGGTTTGGGAGTAACCGCAACAGCAGTAGCATCAGTAGTTGGCACTGCTCAAAGTGTGTCTTCTATTACAATTACAAATCCTGGAGTAGGTTATATAATTACTCCTCAAGTAATTATCAATGGACCTCCAATTTTAACTGGAATTGGAACTTACATATTCAATGAGATTGTAACCGGATCTAGGTCTGGAACGACAGCTAGAGTTAAATCTTGGGACTTTGATACTAAAATACTTAAGGTTTCTTTTGTGGATAATGTGACACCTAACGGATTCTTCCCAGGAGAAACAATTACCGGATCAATTTCTAATGCTCAATATTCTGTAAATACTTATGATAATTGGAATCCTTATGATAAGTATGGTGATAATTTACAAATTCAGACTGAAGCCGAGTCTATTTTAGATTTTTCCGAATCCAATCCATTTGGTTCTTATTGATACTATAAATATATAATACGATTGTTTGAATAAACGGGTATAGAAAGACGCTAGGAACTTATTTTTACCATCAAATTATTAGAAAGACTGTTACTGCGTTTGGAACTCTTTTTAATAACATTTATATAGAACATAAAAATTCATCTGATGTAGGAATCAGTCAGATGAAGGTTCCTCTTGCGTATGGTCCTATGCAAAAGTTTCTTGCTAGGATTGAACAACAATCGGAATTGAATAAAGCAATTCAGATTACTCTTCCTAGAATATCATTTGAAATGACTTCTATTCAGTATGATTCTACAAGAAAGGCAAATATAACTCAAACATTTAAAACCTGCGGAAACGGTGATACTATAAAAAAAGTTTATATGCCCGTACCATATAATATTGGGTTTCAATTAAATATTATGACTAAACTGCAGGATGATGCACTACAGATAGTGGAACAGATTCTCCCAAGTTTTCAACCCTCATTCAATTTAACTGTAGATTTAGTTGATTCTATTGGAGAAAAAAGAGATATTCCTGTAGTTTTAGATAGTGTGTCTTTTACTGATGATTATGAGGGGGACTACTCAACTAGAAGAACTCTAATATATACCTTAAATTTTACAGCAAAAACTTATCTATTCGGACCAATTGCAGACAGCACGGATGGTCTTATCAGAAAAGTACAGGTCGATTACTACACAAGTACTGATACTGCAACTGCAAAAAGAGAAATGCGATATACAGTCACTCCAGATCCTATTGATGCCGATCCAGATGATAATTTTGGATTTAATGAATCTCTAGAAATGTTCTTTGATGGTAAAGTTTATAGTCCAACTCAACAAAAAGATATTTAATAAATTATGAAAAATAATTATGACGATTTGGATAAAGCATTAAATATTGAAAGTAGTATTGTTGAAGTAGAGAAATCAACTACATCAATTGATATTATTCCAGCACAAATGGATGACATAAAAAAAGATTATGAATATACAAGAGCAAATCTATAT